AAGGATAGACGATTCGCTCACGGCTTGGGGTTCGCAGGTTGATGGTGTTGTCCGTTCCGATTGCAAGCGGGTCCCCCGTTCCGAAGGAGTTTACTTGCGGGTGAGCATTTGCAAGCGCAAGGAGTGCCTGCTTGATTTTTATCCATGACATAAGCCTGTAATTTCAGAATATTTTTTGAGTGCGCTCCCATGTTCAGCAGTTGTTGCAGTAAGGGTCATAGGGCCATGGTCTATCAAGCCCAGCACCACGGCGCAGGGTTCGGGCATCCAAGGCCATCCCCGTGTTGTAGTTGGTTCCGTTCGGGTAAATAGTATCAAGAGCCGATGGCGGGGAGTTAAAGAGCGGATAGTTTGCCTTCTGCTCCATCAAGTACCTGGTAATCCTTTCGGAATACCACTCGGCATCGTTCTTCACTTTGTCGGTGAGGCGGGTAATCTCGTCCATGCTCATTTGGGAAGATTCCTCGCTGGTTCTGCGGACCATGCCCTTGTTCATGTACTTGAACGCCAAGACCATCGGAAGTTCGTAATACAACCATTGCACCATAGCGGGTTGGATGTAGTCCTCCAATAGCGTCGTGTTGAGCGCAGTCGTCGTACCGCTCACCACCTGCCCCACCATTTCGCTATACAACGCCGACCCAACGATAGGCTGAATTCGCATCTCTTGGACCTTAACAATGGTAGGCCGTATCTGCGTGAAGGACACATTCTCGTTGATTACGGAATTGTCCAGCAGGGTTTGTTCGCTTATGAATAGTGCCTTCATGCTTTCGTGATTTTATTGCCTTTGCGGATGACGAGTTGCTGCTCCCATACATGGCGGCATTGGGGGCGATTCACTCCGCTGGCCGTATGATACCACCCACCACGGCGGTTCCATACGGAGTAGCCCATGATGTTGGAGATGCCGTTGATGTCGTCACGGGTGTAAACCTTGCCTTGGTCAGCGAGGTCCAGCATCACCTTGCAGAACTCACGGCTCGTCCTCTTGTCTTTGTTGCTGAAACCAGCGGCCCAAGAGTATTTGTAGCGGACTTCCAGCACGGGTTCATCCGTTGGCTTTGCCCCTTCCTTGGCGATTTGGTCCACGGCACGGGCGATGGGGTAACGGTCTTTTGTAATCAAGTAGGCCACCCGCTTGGCGACCTTCGCTTTGCTGACCCCGAACTCCTTGGCCATTTCTTCCACCGATGCGTCCCGATTCTTCTTGCGGTACTTTTCGATTTTCTCGTCCAGTTCTTTCTCTTCCTCCCCCAGTTCAGCAAAGGCTTGACGCACTTGGTCGTCTAAGTCGGTGTCAAAGCGCATTGGCTTGGAATGCATCACCACATAGTCGTCGGCGTTGCTCCCAAACTTGCTTGCGACCACCTCCAAGACCTTGAATTCCTCGTCCCCCCATCCGTAGTCCTCGGTGTCCTCCTCGCCCCATGTAGGCTCGCTGAACGCTTGCTCCTGCACTCCGAGCAGGGTGTTCACTTCTTCGGGGGTTAGACCGAATCCAGCGGATAGCATCGTGCGGGCCATCTCCAAGGTAATTTTTTCTTGGGCGTAATGGCGGACGATTCGCATGAGGTTTTGGTACTCCCTGCCCGACAATTTCTTGATGTTGTCGTTGCTTAGTTGTGCAGGTGTTTGCGGTTGCTCGTCGGGTTGGGGATTGGGTCCAACCACATCGGCGGGTTGCTTTTCCAATGCAGGGAGGCCCGCTTTCTCACGGAGTTCTTCGGGGGTCATGATGGTCAGCAGGGCTTGCTCGGATAGTCGCTCGGTGATGGGTTCCACAGGAATAAGTTCCATCCCTTCCACGCCGTTGAAGGATCCAAGATAGTTGATCATCCGCTCCACCTTCCGCACTCGGTCGTTCACATAAGTCGCTTTGAATAGTTCGTAAGCCTCCACCAGTTCCTGCCGTCCTCCCAGTTGGCCCTCGGTCTTAACGCCGAATAGCATGGGGTTCACGACACGGTGCGAAATAAAGATTTCCGATTGGATGGCCTTGTTCAAAATCTCGAACTGCTTGTCCATGTCGCTCGGTGTCAGCGGTTCCAAGGTGGGAGCCTTGCTCACATCGTCGTTGAAAGTCACAACAAAGCGACCTGCATTGTCGGTCCCCGAAAACTTGCGCTTGATTTGACGCTCAATGTCGCCCTGTTCTTCGGGTGTAGGAATCCCGTTGTTGAAGTTTATCAAGTACCCACCCCAAAAGTTGTTGCGCAGGTTGTTGTTGTGAAAGTTCGCCACCTGCACATCGGCCTCAATCCACGCCAAGCCTCCCATGTATTCGGGCAAGGGGTAGGACTTCACGCCTGCGGCATAGACCCGATAGTAGAACAGTTGCTTGCCAATGCGGTTGTCAGCATCAAAGGCGGGGATTTTCTCTACATCCCCGATTTTGGGGTATAGTTGGACCATTGCATCGTCGTACCAATCGGCTACCTGGAACATCCGCTCGTCCTTGTCCACACGAATCTTTTCAAAGGGGATGTGTTCCATCTTGGCAATGGTTCCCATTTTGTTCCAAGTGACTGCGACTGCAAACCCGTTGAATAGTTCCAAGTCAAGGACGAGTTTTTCCGTGATGTCGTTGAGGTCGTCATGCTCGGATAACCCGTCAAAGAACTTGGCGTAGCGGGCCTGCTGCTCAACCGTCATCTTCTCCCCTGGTTGCCAGCCTCCGCCGACGATGTAGTTCACTTTGCCGTTCACAATAGCGTTGTGCTTGCTGCTTCGGCGGTAGTTGTCCAGCAGATAGTAGGGGTACTCGTTGAACGCCCCATAAGTGATGTACTTGCCCGCCTTGTTTTCAAGCATCACGGGGACTTTATGCTCAATCCCAAGCCATTGGGTGAACGATTGTTTTATGCTACTCATAGCGTGTGTACGGTAAAGTTGAGGGCCGAAATCGTGATAGCACCGCCATCGTTCACGGCGTTGATGTAGATGGTGAACTCGTCATTGACTGCCCCTTGCAGAACGGCTTCAAGCGTGACCGCATGGCCGTTGTTGTGGCCCGTGGTAATGTCGGTCATGGACTGCGGAATGATGGTTCCGTTCTTGGCGATGTAGATGATTATTTGGTTGCCGTTCCCCTGCGAGAACACCATGCTTGCCGATACCCGCAAAGCCGCACTTGTCGTACCTGTGTAGGTGATGGCGGTGGTTGTGCGGGTAAAGTTGTAAGTAGTCAGCAGTCCCGACTTCAGCGGGGTTGTTAACTTGACGGCCTGCCCTTGGGTCGGGGTGAAGTTCTTGGATTCGTCCAGGTACAGGTTCGCAACGCCCCGCTCTCGGTCCAAGGTAGCGGTGTCTGCGAGGTCGTCAAATAGTCCACCCACACGGGCGGCGGTGTTCGCTCCTGCGGCGGTTTCGGCGGCAATGGTCAGGGCCGAAGCCTGCAACTGGGTTCTTGTTTGTACGCTCATGCGAAAGATTGGTCAAAGGTGGAATCAAACACTCGCTCATCGGACGAGCCGAAGACGGTGTACTGGATGGAATTGGCGAAGGTGTTGAAGGTCAGCGAAACTACCTGTACATACGCCAAGCCCGTTTCAACCACCGCAACGGCTGCGCTAACCGTGCTACTGGTATCGTAAACTTCATACTTATACGACCCCGTTTCAAGAGAGCCGACAACGATGGAAAACTTGTCATAGCGGTTCGTGTAGGAAGAAAGGTTGGCCGATTTCAGCAGGGTGAAGTCGGTCGTGGCGTTCTTGGCGATGTTCGTGAGCCGCAGGATGTAACGGTCCCCCGATGAGGCCCGCTGCGTCCAAGTGACGACGATGGTATTGGTGGTGTTGGGGGATAGGTAAATCACTCTACCCCTAAATGTAGGATGCGCCCGAATTTCACAATTTGCGCCCGATGGCTCGGTAGAGTTCGGCCCTTCGTTCGGCGGTCTTGCTGATGTCAAAGCGTTCCCGCACATCCTTGGACAACTGCACGGCCAAGGAGCGAGCGTAGTCGGGTTCGTTCACAAACTTGCGGACGGCCTTGTACCAAGCATCTTTTTTGCCGTAGGGGATGAGCAGACCGTTGTGGCCGTGGGTG